CTGGAACTGAGAGCGTAAGTGAATTAGGACCAAACATAATAGACCTCCGTAAGCGTCTTTAGTAAATTGTGAACCCCTAAGGCATTCACACTACTAATTATACTAGAAGGCAACTTTATTCAGGTGTGGTTTCCTGCACCTTATTCTTTTTACCTATATTATACTTCTGCTCTAGTATCCAATCACCCTTATCTTTATAAGAAAGAACTTTAATTTGATTCAATGGGGCAATATCAGAACAAGAATCTTCCTTTACAATACCAATCAGTCCCCAATCAGATAATAATTTGGTAATACGATTACGTCTTTGAACATCATTGACTGTAAGATTTGCTTTCTTACCATCTAATGCAAATAATTCTTTAAAGTGTACTAGGTAATATCTCCCTTGTTTATGAAGTATATGACAACTCTGGTAAAGTTTCTTTTCTTTTCTGGATGCCACTCCTATTCTAGTTAAAGTCTCACGTACTTTAAGAAAGTCATCAGGTTCATTGAGCATAACCTCAACCATCATATCAGGAGACCAATTCACCTGTGGTTCTTGTGTAGTCATTGTGTACCGCCAGTTTCAAGTCTTTGTTTAATAAAGTTCAGTTGCGTTTTATCTAGAATTTTCAGTGCTTGGGATGCTTTTTCATTACTATACCCATAATACTGTTTGACACATTCTAAATCATTGACTTTATCTTTTCTGAGCCAAGGAGAGAATCTCTTCCTTTTCCTCACACTATTTAGATAAAATGAATATTGCATATCCTTATCTAGGTTATGATATCTATTCATTTCATTAGCATACATTATGGTATCCAAAAACCCTGACAGACATCTATTGATAATATAAGGAGGATATGTCTTTATATCATAGGACAAATCTTCCTTATTAAAATTAATAGAATTTAACCAATCTTTAAGTTCACTCATAATAACTCCTTAATTTTATCTCTCCAATATTCTTTCTCCTCTTTATCAATCCAAGGAGAGTGTACCATGATCTGTGCATATTTCAACCAGTCATCTTTACCCCAATTTCTTTTGGGAACCATATGATCTTTAAGACTCATAGTTCATAAGAATAAGTTCTTTTCTTTCTTTTTGATCTCTCATATATTCTCCAACAGATCTCATAGTATAAGTCAAATCAAATTCAGATGCTTTCCAATCTTTAAATCTATTCTTAACTAGTTGATCAGAATTATAACTAATCATTTGATGAACTGAACTATTAGAACAATCTTCAGCAAATTGATCATGGTCAAACTTCTTATGCATTGATCCTTTGTGACCATAAAGGTTGTCCTTTATATCATAAGGGGGGTCTAGATACATAAACAATCCATCATGTATATCTGTTCTAAAACAATATTCATATGAATACTGATTAATATGCCAGTGTGAGATGATTTCAGAATACTCAGGTAACTTTTCTATACCCCTCATAGAGAAGTTAGAATCACTTGCTTGTGCTGAAAAAGAAGATGACTCTGTAAGACCAGAGAAACTACACTTATTTACAATATAAAAAGCAACTGCTCTATCAACATTAGAATTATTTTTATCATTAATAATATCCTTCATATCTGCAAATAAACATCTTGCAGAGTCTTGATTGCAATAAGTAGTTTTAATATTCTTTAACATAGTATATACCTCATCTCCAAACATCTGAAGATTAGACCAGAAATTCATTAATGGTTCATACAAATCATTAACAGTGATCTTTAGGTGTGGATACATCTGACTAACATATATTGCCACACTACCACCACCTAGAAATGGTTCTCTATACTCAGTATAATCTCTAAGGTTAGGAAAGTATTGACCCATCTTAGTGACTGCTCTAGACTTGCCACCAGGATATCTTAGAGGAGTCTTTAATCCCTTCTTCATTTAAACTTACACTCCACCATGATCTCTGTAAGACATGCTAACAGATTTATCTCTTGGTCTGCAACAAATGCTATTTGATACTGATACTTTGCAATAATAAGAACAGCAGCAGGAATAGAACTAGAGACCAAGGATGTGTAAAGACTATCATAAATGCGACGCAATAATACACCAGTATCATTGTCCAAATTATCAACGACCCATTTCCTAACTTGAGGGAAGTTTTTTTCTTTGAGGTTTTTAACAAGATCATTTACTTGTACATCAGTAAAAGTTGCCAATATACCACTATCTATCTTACCTCCAACTGCATATCTTTGGCACTCATTTAAAACTCTACGCCAATCAGGAAAATGATTATTGATAAGTTGTGCTAGTGCTTTCTTATCTACTTCTATTCTTTCTTGTTCCAATATTGTGTTAAGACGCTTGAAAAAGCATGTTGCGATTTCTTGCTTTTGCTTTCCTTTGATTCCAAATTCAATGACTGCACATCTGCTATGGAGTGGTTCAATGATTTTGTTCTTGTAATTGCAGGTAAAGATAAATCTGCAGTTGTTGGAGAACTCCTCAATACTCGCTCTAAGAAGGAGTTGTACGTCGGGAGTGGTATTGTCTGCTTCATCAATGATGATGACTTTGTGCTTTGACTGGCTGCTAAGAGAGACTGTAGACGCGAAGTTCTTGGCGTTATTCCTAACAGTGTCAAGAAACCTGCCTTCATCTGATCCATTAATGACATAAACATCTACTCCTAATTGATTACATAATGCCTTAGCTACTGTAGTCTTGCCACATCCAGCAGGACCAGCAAGAAGTAAATTTGGCACTTCTCCTTTATCTAGGAAATCTAGAAAAGTCTTTTTAGTTTGCTCTGGTAGAATACATTCTTCAATTGTTTTGGGTCTGTATTTTTCAACCCACAAAAATTCATCTCTCATAATTTAGATCCAATCTGGTTTTCTGGATGAGTCACGTAAATAATTAGATGCAGCCCAAGGTTTAGATGCAATATATCTTTTATATGCAGTGAAGATATCAATGGTCTTGTCATATTTGAATTTATCAGGACCTGCAAATGCAAATGATTTTGGTGTAGTTGGTTTCCTAAGAGGAATGATACTTGCTGCCTCTTCTATTGTCTGCTGACAACTGTGAACTTTACCATATCTATGAGTATACTCCTGACACAATCCAATGCCATGAGCAACTAACCACCAAGTATTCACTAGTGATTCATTTGCCCACACTGTGCAAGGGTGATTACGAAATGCACCCTTCTCTGTGAAATATGCTGTACCATCTTTCTTGTGCAATTTACCATAACCATGACCCCACTTATCAGAACACACAATAGAAAGCATTTGACAGGTCTCTAGTGGCATCTTGACAATGTGTTTGTCAGGCAACACCTGAGCAGACACATAGGGTGATGGATCAGTAACAAAAATATTCATTCAGATGCTCTCCACTCTTTTCTCATATTAACATAAGTATCACTCTTTGCCACCATATTTCTCATCTTCTTAAAGATACCTGCAGATTGTGCATACTTACTAGTAGCATGGTCTGGTTCTTGTGGTCTCACATTTCCCTCACTATCATACTTCTTACCTGAATTGTGATTTGCATATCTTCTTGCTCTAGTAAATCCCATTTCAAGAAATTTACGACACATATCCATGCCTATAAAATCTTGTTTACTCCTATATCCCTCATACATCTTATAAATTTTATCACTAGAAACTACTGCTTCATCAGGAGTCTTGAATCTCCAATGAGCGCAAATATCGTTAGTATAAGGGCGTACCAATAGAACTCCTTGTTCTCCCCTTCCAATACGATAAAGTTTACGAGTTTCCTTGTTTGTAAAATCAAGGTTCTTGTAATCAAGGTCATAATCAAATTCTTTCATAAAGAACGAATAATTGTTTGGGATTCAATATCAGTGGCATTTAACCACTCTTTCAAGTATTCTACACCTTTTTCAGGAGTTGTGTCAGATCCACATGTAAAAATGTCACATACAGCTGTGCCTTCATCAGGCCATGTATGAATTGACATATGTGATTCAGAAAGCAGAGCTATTGATGTCACTCCTTGAGGACTAAAGCAATGGGTAGAAACATCCATAACTTTAGATCCACTCAATCTTGAAGCTTTAATCAATCCATCTCTTATGTGATGATTATTATTAAGTAAATCAACATCACAACCCCTAAGAGTGAAAAGTATGTGTTTCATTTTTTAGTGGTGTTACTTCTTGTTCTGTTTATTATACTAATAAATTTATCACCAGCAAATGTCCCACCAAGACACACATCAATCTCATCTCCATCTTTCCAATTAACTTCACCATTCATTTTGGTGTGTTGCATTGCTATTGCAATCTTGTCAATGACTTCTTGAGTTAGTCTCATTATCCAAAGGTAGAATCAGGTTCTAGAGCTATATAATAACGCAAATCACAATCCTTGTTGGTAAATTTGGACAGTAATTTTTGTGACACAACCACATCATAAGTGCCTGGTAGAATCTTAATATTTTCAATCTTAAAGTTAAAGGTAAATTGCTTATCAGTTTCACCAACTATGACAGAGAAGTCATTTGAAGTATCATTCTTTTTATCTCTCACTACCAATTTAACTACACCTTCTCCACCCTTTACAGCAAGATCAGGTAATTGATAAATTGCTGCTGCCTTAAGAAGTTTATCTAATTGTTGAGTGCTCAACTCAAATTTAACATCCTCAGTGGGAAGAGTAATCTCTCTTTCTGGTGCAGAGATAATAACTTGAGGATCAGCAAAAAAATACTTAGATCTCATCTTGCCCTCCCTAATCACCACATAACCATCATTTTCAAAATCTAATTCTGGATTGTGATGTAATCCTAATCCATTTAAAAATTGATTGAGATCATAAATACCAAAATCTTTTGGCAACTCCTCATCTACTGTTGCTTCAGCAAGAATATTCTTCATCACACTTATGGTACGAAGTTTACTTCCTTGCTTAAACAAAATATTTTGATTAATTGTAGAGAAGTTTTTAAGAAGTGATAATGTATTATTAGAAAGTTTCATAACCATGGATCTGAGTTTCATTGTTTTGCCCACTGAAGTGATAAAGTAGGAGTGAATAGTGTAGTGCTTTTAGTATATCACGTTTTGCTTGTCCCTTCTTATCATACCTACTAAGGTACTTGATAGCATTAGATCTACAGAATGCCTCTGCATCTCCTACTGATTCAATAAGATCAAGTGTTTGAACATTATTTTCTTTAGAAGTATAGTGTCCATTGTATGTTGTAGAAATATAATCCTGAAGAGCTTTTATAGACTCATCTTCTTTATACTTTCTAATTGTCTGATCTTGTATTCCAGGTGTTGGTGTTTCTACACCCAACACATAATCTTCATTGATACTCATACCATCAGGCAATTCTACATTAGTAAGATCTAAAGTATCAAAATTGGCAGTATCAATAGTAATATTTTCAATCTCATTATCAATATTAAAGGTAACAAAGTCACCCATTGATGCTGTAGAACCTGTGCTGATGACAGGTTCTTTCTTCTTCACTGGAAAGTTTTCATCCATAGTTCCGTTCAATTCATCATAAAGTAAGCTCCATGCATTAACCATAGCATTATTCCTCCACTTTGTCAATGTCTACATCTGCATCTACTTTATCATACAATTCAAGAAATGCTTGCTTTGTTTCATCATCAAATCTATTGGTGCATACCTTGATTGCTTTCAACTTATCATTAAAGATACTGTATGCTTTGATGATGTGAACTAATCTTCTGGTTGAAATGATCTCATCAATACCACCATCATAGAATGTTCTTCTAATGATGTCAGCCCAATCTACAAGATGCTTGATGTACTTGTCATCATGACATCCAACACTGGCAGAGTGTAATCTAAGTATCTTAGTCTCTATTGCAGGTGATGCATAGTCTTGCTCAAAGGTCACACAGAATCTTTCAAGGAATGCCTCATTCAATACATTTGTACCAATGAATCTACCATCATCAGAACCCTTACCCTTTGTATTAGCAGTGGCAATGATATTGAAACCTGCTGCTGGTTGAACAAACTTACCAATTTTTTTAAGGAACAATCCTTTACCTTCTAGAACTGGTTGCAAGCAAAGTATCTTGTTGGATGCAAGGTCAACTTCATCTAGTAATAGGACTGCACCTCTTTCAAGTGCTTCAATAACAGGACCATTGTGCCACACAGTAGCACCATCAACCAATCTGAATCCACCAATAAGATCATCCTCATCAGTCTCAATGGTAATGTTGACTCTGATCAACTCTCTACCTAGTTGAGCACATGCTTGCTCTACACCAAAGGTTTTACCATTACCAGAGAGACCAGTGATGAATGTAGGGTAGAACTGTTTGGACTTGATAATAGATTTTACATCATTGAAAGGACCAAACTTAACAAAAGCATCATCTTGATCAGGAACTAAGTTTTGTTGCACTGTAGGTTCCACAGCAGGAGCACTGAATGACTTTTCAATAGTCTCTACTGCTTTAGTAGTAACTTCAAGATTCCACTTACCTCTACCAACTTTATATTGTTCTATCTTCTTAGTGACAGTCTGATAAGCAATGTCATTTGCAGCACAGAATCCACGTACATCAGGGGCAGTGAACTCTTTACCATAATTACTTCTCAACCCATCAACAATTTCTTTCTCAGTCATTTTGATTTCAAATAATGCCATGATGTGTTTGTTTCTATGATACTATTATAGAAACAAAAAGGGGTCTTTAAACCCCACATGTGCCAGTTTGTTTATTGTCACGCGTCTGGAGAGATTTGAACTCCCGCCCATCTGATCCGTAGTCAGATGCTCTAATCCACTGAGCTACAGACGCAATCATATACCTTGATCTTTTTGTAGTTGAAAGAACTCCTTCATAGATGATTGTAATTGACCCTCATTCTCTTGTGGGTCTAGTTTATCATATCCCATAATTTTTTTCCACTTACTATACATTGCTTGCATACGCCATGACTGAGCAAGACTCTTAGGTCCATTTTCTAACAACTCAAGTTCTTTTAAATCACTTGAGTATGCTTTGTACTCTTCTCTCCAATTGGAATCATCATAAGTTTTATTCATAGGTGTAAGTCTTCCCCTTAATACGTGTGTCATTTTCTCCAGTTCTGCCTGGTCGCATTTTACCAAGCTTGATATTTTTTTTAGGCAGTCCTCCCTTTCTTGTTCTCTTCAAAGTAGCACCTCCACCACCTTTGGTCTGAGTTATAACAGCATCCTGTCCATACTTCTTCCCTAATGACTTAACTGCTTTCTTGAACTTTCTCTTACCCATCTTACCAGAAGTCACAACATGACTTCTTTCCTTTACTTTTCTTTCTTTACCAGTCTTATCATCTTTCTCAGTGTACCTACCAGTTACCTTAGTTGCACCCTTACCAAACTTGCCACGTATATCCTTGTCTAATTTCTTAGCTCTTGCTCTATTCTCCTTACTAGACTTGTCTCCTCTACTTCCTGAGAGAACTGCCACTCCTCCTTTGTCGTGTTTGGATTTAATTCTAGACAGACTGCTCTCATCTAGACAAGAACATTCTACCATAAATTCTGAAAATGTCTTCATGCTACTAGTGAAACAAATTCTCCTAACACCTTTTTATTTAGCTTCTTTGTCTTTAGTGACTTAACAAAAGCAGTCTTAATCTGTCCTTTTGTTGCACCATCTTTAACTTCAAACTCTGTATCATCTGCAAGAGCACTGGAAGAAAGACCAAAGTATGCATTATAACCACTGCTAGTGATAGTAAATGTCTTTAGTTTTCTCCAGTCTTTCATGCACTTCTCATAATCAGCAGGACTATCACAATATCTCCTTAAGATATTACTACCCTCTCTTGAAGGAAGCACTCTGATACCTATGAAGTTAGATGAAGGAAACTTATCTTGTAGATTTTTAATGAGAGCATCAGTAAATTGCCACCATGAATAACCAAACCTATAAACTTTACCTAAAGATCTATCTCTCAAAGAACAGTGACCAGGATTAATACCCCTTATTCCCATCTTCCACTCATCAGAATTGAAGTAATCTTTTACCTCAACATGATATGGCATGGAATTTGCTTCACCATCAGTTAAGATAATGCACTGCACCTTCTCTACATTATTATCTTTCTGGAACTTAGGAAGAAGTTTATGAAGAGTTATAAGTGCTTCATTCAATGGTGTTCCTGATAAACACAATCTAGTAGGATAACTATATCTTCTACCATATGAATTAACAAATGAACTAGCAATTCTCCATACATTCTTTAACTGATGTTCTAATTCATTAGTTCTGACATTGCTAGTAAGAAGATTCATTAAAGAAAAATCTTCCTCAACTCTTAAGTTATATTCTTGTGGTTCATATGGTAGCTCATTTTCCATTGGAGACCACCTACCACTAGCATCTTGCTCTCTTCTCTTCCATTCATTAGTAAAAGCATACACATCAAATGGAATAGATACTTTCTTACAGAACCATATAAGATTATAAAGTTGCTTGACAGTATCAAGCATTTCTCTAGACATAGAACCAGACCAATCAAGAATAAAAACTAGACCATGATTTTTACCATCAGGTAAAACAGTTACCTTCTTGAATAGATCCTCATTAAACTTATATGTATGAAGTTTAGCAGTGTCCAATACACCAGTTCTACTAGTGGCAGCTCTAGAATATGCACTAGCAGCTTTCTTACACTCAAACTCTTTCACAAGATATGATACTTCTTTCTGTGCATCTCTTTTGAATTGATTATACTCTGCATCCACTTCTTCAAATAAATTTGAGTTTCTACCTGTATGCTCATTAATAAAGTCTTGCTGCTGTTTCCATGACCTATCAATCTCTTTATGAACATCTTCATTAGAAGCAATGATCTTATCTAAATCTAAATCAGGAATTTCAAGATAAACATTCTCAACAGAATCCTCTCTCACCAAATCTTGAAGATGACTCTCCAATGACTCAGCAGTTTGAACTTCTGGTTCTTTATGATCAGTTGCTTCTGGTGGTGCAGGTTGTGCATCAGGTGTCTCATCATCTACCTCTTGACCATCTACTTCCTCAGTTTCAACATCTGATGAATTGGATGGTAATTGCATCTCACCATCTCCAGCATCTTCTGCTTTCTTTTGAGTTTGTTGATCATTCACTTCACCTTTACAATACTCATATAAAATTCTTGCTGCTTCCTTTGCCTCTTTGAAAGTTTCACACTTACCAATCAACTCAACAATCTTAGTTTCAGCATCTGTAAACTCAACATCAAGGAATGCACCTACCTTATAATATAAGTTGACTTTATCAGCAAGGTTAAGATCATTAACATTTTCATCTTTTACTTCAAAGAAATCTTTCTCATGTAACTCATGATACCCCCTATAAAAAGTCTTAGATATACCAAGATATTTTCTCTTCATTAACTTTTCTATTCTTACATCTTCTACCACATTCAAAAACTGTGCAGGAACTTCTACACCCATCTCTTCATCAGGGGTAAAGAGTGCATGTCCTACCTCATGACCAACCAACATATCATATACAGTGCTACTTGCTTTCTCCCACAATGGTAGAAGCAACTCTCTTGTATGCACATTGAACTGTGCTGTGGGCACATTCTTATGCTCTACTACTAGATCCTCAGTAGCAAGCAGTTTTGCTAGTTGTGACTTGATTTCTTGCTGAACTGCCATGTAACTTTTCTTGTGATGTACCTATCATACTAAAAAACCCACCTTTTGAGTGGGTGAGTAGACGCTTTATCAACTGTCCACGCCTTTTCCTTGCTTGACGCAATGCCTGTGGTTTCAGTGTTCTCTTCTTTTCTTTTTTAGAATGATGTTGCCAGTTAGGAGTTACCATAACTCTTGAGATGATCCACAATATTTATTGTAGGATACCATCCCATCTCAGTCAACTCCCTTATGTCAGCACACAAACTGTCTGGTTCACCTGGTGTGTCCTCCTTGATAGGTAGATCCTTACCCATTGCCTTTGCTATATCCATAACAGGAATAGATTCACCATATCCTATATCTAAATGCCCTGTAAATGAAGCAGGAATCAATGTAAGGATTGCTGTTGCAATATCATGTACATGAATATAATCTCTTTTATGTTTGGTAATGTATCTAGCAGTGTCCTCTTGCAACATCCTATAAAGCATGTCAGATCTACTATTCTTCTCTGCCCATACATTAAAGAATCTCATACCCACACTATCAGGTGGTGCTTGTATTTCATTTACCTTCTTAGTGATGGCATAGGGATTTTGCCACCATCCATGAGCACCAGCAGAACTAGCATAGAGCAATCTGATATTATTCTCTTTGCAATAATCAAAGATAGGTTGAGACTTGACTACATTATTCTCCCAAAAAACATCAGGATTTAAAAAACTCCCTCTAAGATTTGCAAATGCAGCAAGATGAATCACCACATCATATATCTTATCAGGATTAAAATCTCCTATGTCATCAGGAAAATCTATACCATCCAGTTCTACATCCACCCCAGAGTTTTTGATATGATTCCATAGGTAACTTCCTATGAATCCTTTATGTCCAGTAATTAATATTTTCATAACCACAAATTTTTTTGAACTTTATCTCCAATATCTGGATGCAATAATATAGCATTCTTTAATTTATCCAAATCAAATGCTAATTTATTTACCCTATTTTTCAAGGTTCTTAATTCATCTTGAAGATAATCACTTTCTGAGCTCATGCTGCTAACCTACTAAAACCTTTTATTTTCTCATATCTTAGCACACTATCAAACCTATCGTCCATACCTGTCTTGTGTGATATCACAAACACATTAGCATCTTTCACAACAAATCTGATAATCTTAAGAAACTCTTCAGTTCCATACCCATCAAGAGAACTGTCAAACACCTCATCCATGATAAGAAGATTAGTATTAACAGAATTTTTGTATCTTGCTACCTCTCTCCATGTAAAAAGCAAAGCAAGGTCAATCCTCATCTTCTCACCCTCAGAGAAAGAGGCATAGGAAAAGTTATCATGGATGGGAGATTGAACAGTTTCATTAAACTCTTCATCCAATGTAAAATTGATATAGAAATCCATCATCTGCAGATATCTATTGACCTGCTGATTGATTAGTGGGAGATATTTTTTAATTATCTTAGACTTGACACCACCATCCTTAAGTAAGCTATATGAAAAGTCATGATAACTTATGGTGTCTTTCTGAATAGATAATTTTTTGTATGTCTCCTCTAAATTTTCTTTAAATGATTCTAACTTCTCATGCTCAGTATTTCTATTTGCAAGTTGTTTGGTAAGTTCCTGAACTTCTGATTCCAGATCTCTGATTTGTCTTTGACACCCAGAGATATGAGTATTGTTTTTAGAAATGCCATGCGTGAGTGAAGTAATCTCCTTAGATAGTTTTGTAAAGTGATGCTCTCGCTCC